CCAGCTTTCAAGCTCATCAACTTGCTGCCGTGATTTAGGAAACAGTGATCGGACATAGACCGGTGTAACGATCTCGCCGTTATATGCGTCCACTCCACAAGACTCTCTGAATTTTCCATTCGAGAAAGACTTCTGGAGATTCACTCGAAGATTAAAACCTTCAAGTTCTTTAACCACGGTAGGCACATATTCTACAGGGACAATAATATCGTCTCCGTAGACATACACCTGACCAATGTAGCGATCAAGTCGCTCCTTGGTCATCTGATGACCATCGTGCACTGCCATCGCCGTCAGAACTATGGTATAAAATACCATTGCTTCGATAGGAAAACAGAGCGCGGAACCCATAGACGCGAACCTGCCTAAAGGTATAACACCTTTGCCAGGTACAGCGGCCCTGAGTGATCGGGTAGCAAAGACAGCATCCCTAAGAATAGGGTTACTGCTGAGCATCCACCAAACAAGGCCACTAGGAACGCGATCACTCGCATCTTTCAGATCGATAGTCGCATAGCGACCGCTTTCTGAGGATTCGAGTGCGAGTCTTTGATTCACCTTTTGATCGGTGAAGTTAACATAGCCGGCAGTAGCCGGATACGTTTCCAAAGTCTCGACCATATCACCGAGAAGAGCTTGTTGTGCATATTGCATGCAAACTGGCTCAATAGCGATGATGCGGGGCGTTTTCTGCGTTTTAGGAACTGTAATGACCCGGACGGGTCGTTCAGCTCCGGGGGGAATAAATCGGTATCCCAGAAGTAAATCCGCATACCCGTAATTAGGTATAGCGTATTCGCAAGCAGGGAACCAATTTTCCAATCTGGAATGCCACGTAGATGATGCGAATTTAGCGTTAGCTGAAATTCGCTCAGCAGTAGCTCCAGGTCCGTGTCTCGGGATAAGTGTGTAACTGAGCAACCTTTCGGTCGTTCCGTTAAAAGCACTTCCCCACAGAAGATTCGCTGTTCCGATAAACCGGAACATTCGACTTCTGAGATCTCGATAAGAAGACCAGGCAAGTCGGTTCGCAGAGGTAACTCCACGAACAGTCTGAGCATGGTATTCACGTCCTGCGGCGGGAGAATACCTACCGTCAGGAGTTCGAGGCCGTAGACACGATTCTCTACCAGAATAGATCTCAGGGAAGTAGAAACCTCCTCGAGACATTCTCGTATTGAATTGGACACATTCCTCGTTAGTCTCAATGAACCTTGCATACGCATCCTCTATCCTTTCTTGGGAACAGGGGATCCGTATTTTCTTCCACATCGCGCAGATCTGACGAACTGCACGTATAGAATGAATGCACGGATCGTTGAGTAGGTCACCAGACTTTACATCGAACACACGACCGACCAAACCTGAGAACAATCTCGGGAGAGGTCCGCTGCGCCGGTTTCTTTCGAAGCCGAGAAACAGCGAAGGGTCGCATTTCCCTTGCTCGAGACATCTTTCGAAGCTCGAAGCAAAGGAAGGAAGAGATATCGTAAGAAACGATATGCCTTCGTGTTCAACGCGTCTCTTGATTGTTTGA